GGTTGCTAAATCATTCCATGCCATTAGTCGGGTGTCCTTTTCTAGTCGGGTTTACTTAGTCTGTTTTACCACATAGGTATAACGCGGTTGCAGGCAGCATATCCATAGGCCATAACTCCGTTTGCGGGGTCATATAGCACGGGGTGTGCATATCGTTACGCCAGTGCCGCTGCAGGTTCGCTGTTTTCAGGGTGCGCCAACCGTGCAGCCTTACCATGTTGTCGCCCTCAATTATGGCCAATACGTATATGACGGGTTTGTCGCCCGGGTGTGTTATCAAATGGCCGTTGGCGTGGCGGGTAGATCGAACTTCGTAGCCGGCAACGTCGTAGGCGCTGGGGTCATATTCCGTGTACCCATAAGCCCAACCTAGATATTTTGCTAACGCGTATTCGCCTAGCACACCGTTTAGGTTTAGTGTTTCGGGGTCTGTAATGCGTTTGTGTGCGCCGTAACGCTGTTTATATTCGCGGCTGTTGCTGCTGATCTGACCTGCTATAAGTTTGCAGCGGTCTAAATCCTCAGCGGTCAGGCTGCACCTAAACATTATTGCAAGGCGTCTAATTCGATTATGGCCAGTTCTAAAAACTTTGCGCGCGGGTCTTCCATGCGTTGTAAGTCTTTGCGTAGCGCTTCGAGTTCGCCTATCAAATGAAATAGGTGTGTATTAACTGGTTTAGCAACGTGGTTTGGCCTTACTAAATCGTCAATCAGTGCAAACATTTTGCGCGTATGTTCAGTTATGCCAATGTCGGGTTCTATTGGTTCCTGCATGTCGGGTAGTCCTTTGTTATCGGGTTATTGGGCTGTTTTCCATGGCGCCCAACCACTATTTAACCATATGGCTAGGGCTGCCTTTGTGTTTACTACCGGGTCAAATAACTGTTGGCAATCGCTTAATATGCCTTGCGCCTGTAACCAGCCTGTAGGCCAGTACGTGTTAGGGCGGCACCAGTAGCCGTTAATTTGGTAAATGCCGTAACTACCGCCTGCCGTATCTAGTGCGTTAAACGCGTCGCTTGTGCAACGGCTTTCACGGGCTGCTACTTGGGCTATTGTGTCAGCCTCACTAGCAGGCCAACCCAACACTAAGGCCAGTGACACTACCTGCAGGCAGTTTCCCTCGTTAAACGGCGTTGTAGTGCTTGTGGTGGGCAGTAGTGGGGTTGCCTCGTAAACGTACTCGACGGCTACGGGGCGGCTTGGGCCGCTGTCAGGTAGCCCGGGCATAACCCAAGCCAGCAGCGACGCGGCAAACGTACATAGGGCGCCTAGCGCCAACTTTGCTGTAAATGGGGTCATGGCATTTTCTCCAACTGGTAAGGCGTTTGCCAACTGTCGCCGGCAGCGGTACGAAACGCGATTTGACTAGCCAACACTTTAAGGCTGTCAGGGTTTCTAAAAATCTGTACTAACACTTGCTGGCCGTTATCCATACGGCCTATAAAACATTCATAGGTAAACGTTTGTAGTTCGTTCATGCGTGGTAGTCCTCTTTTCGTCGGTCATAAAACCGTAGTAGGCACGTGTTACGCGGTGGGGGATACTGGCTGCAAACCTTGTAGGTATTGGGTTACTGCTGCTGGAACTTTGTCGCCGGGCCAGTAAAACCAGTGCCAAGGTTCAGCCGGCATAACTTCCAATGACCAGCCAAAACGGGGGCCGTGTTCGCACATAAACTCGAACGTGGGGCCAGCCATGTTTGCATAGTCACAGGCCAAACCTAAGTTATGGCGGCTTGTGCCGGGTACTGCCATTGGTGCGTTGCCGGGTTTTAGATAATAGTTTTTGCCTTCGTATACGCGCGGCTTTTGCCCAGGTATAACGTCGAGTGTGTAGCGCGCTAAAAATCCTTGGCGCTGCAAACTGATACTGCGGTAAGTATCGCCCGCGCTAATCGGCTTAAATTGTTTTATATTTGCAGCGAACGCGGCAGCCCTAACAGCGTTGTAAGCGTTAGCGGCCAGCGGGTGCAGTTTGCCGAACGGTTTAATGTCTATTAGCAGGCTGGCGGGTAGTTCGCCCGGCTTAACGTGCTGCAGCGAGGCAGGCAGTACCAGTTTTTTTATTGGCGGTATAGCCATTATCTAGTTGGCGGGGTTTTGCTTTTAAGTCCGTTAGACGCAACTAGGCCCGACAGTGTGCCAGTTAAAAACACTAGCAACGTGGACAGCAGGTCTATTAACTGGGCGTCAGTCGGGGCCTGTTTTTCAGGCTGGTCTACAAAAAGCACGCCGTATATAAATGCAAATACGGTAAAAGTAAAACATATTGCTAGCAAACGGCCCACAAAAACTATTAGTGCCGCGTGTTGCTGTTCAGGGGTTTTAATCATTGTCGCACGCCGCCTTTGTAAAGCATTGGTAAGTTGTGTTGGTTTTAGAAACGGTGCAACCATTGGCTACCCAAATTACGGCAACCATAAAAAGTAGGGCCGCATATTTAGCCCAACAATGCTTGGGCTTCATTTGCTGACAGTCCAAGTTTGTCTAGGACTTTTTGCCGTGCTGCTGCTTTATCGGCTTCGGCTTGTAAGCGTTGTGCGGCTTCGGCTTCTTTTGCTTTAATTGCGGCGGCTTCTTCGTCAGTTGCGTCACGGATTAGGTCGTCTATTTGTATTTTGTAAGTCATTTCATTACCTAACTGTTTTGGTATCCATAAACACGGATAACTCCGCCTGTCATGTTTCCAGTACTGGTTGCAATAGTAAAAGCGGTGTATTGCGTCGAATTGTTTAGAAAACCGCTATACGAGTTCATATAGCCAGTTGTCCCGGTGTCTGCACCTCTTGACCTAAAAGTGGTTACTTTTGCCAAATTAGGCGAACCTAAAACTATTTCGGCGCTAAGTGCATTTGTGGAACCGTAACCAATCTCCCAGTTCGTGCCGCCACCAAATTGGCCGCCAACTGTTGTCGAGGTATATTGCACGAAGGTACCAGCAAAAAGATATCCAGTTGCAGTAGCACCTAAAGTTAAACGCAAACCGACATTTGTTGACGCTACGCCGCCCTCAAGGCTAATTAAATAATTATCGTAGGTAGAACTGAATGCACCAGTTACCTCAACGCTAGAAACCGCGCTGCCGATAGTTTGCGTCTTAACAAGCACAAGCCCCGGGGTTACGCCTACAGACTGCCAAGCCGCGCCGTCGTAATATTGCGTAGTGTTAGTTGCCTCGATGTAAGCAAACTGGCCCTCGGCTAAAGTTTTTTCGCCCGTGCCGCCAAAAGCCGCGTCGCGCGTAACCGTGGTAGCAAAAACAGGTATGCCGCTATTTGTCACCGACAAATTGGCAGCGGTCAAAACCTCGCCGCTTGTATAACTTGGTACAAAAGTAGTTGCGTTAGCGCCCATGGGTTTACTTTATCCTAAAACGGGTTGCGGGTCTTGTATGTCTAATTTTCCGTAAATCGGGTCATTAAGTATGAACTCGTAAACGATCACGGTAGGCGCCGTGTAATAAGTCACCCGGTGACCTGTAACAAAATCTAGCCTATGTTCTACGCCCTCTACCGATAATTCTTGGGCTACTTCTCCAGCGGCAATAGTGTTCGTAATTGTAATAGTGTCGCCAATATCTACTAGGGCTAGGGCTTCGCGTTGGGCCGTGGTCAGCATTAGGTAATCCGTTTGCACTGCCGTAAACGTGGCCTCGGGTTCGCCTACAAGTAGGTAACTGGCGAGGGTTGCGGCGGCTGCGTCATTGTGTAGCAGGCTGTCTGTAATGCTTACTGTTTGTATTAGGTATTTGGCTTGGCTGGCTAGATCGTCAGCAACCTCAGGCACGGTAGCGCCTAAGTGCTGAATACTGGCCCTGTTTACTACCTGATCGGCGTTGTACGTTATGCCCAAATTGTTATAGGGAATGTTTGTGCCGTCATCGTGGAAGTCTGCAACGCTGCCGCTGAGGGTATTACCTATCCTCGGGTCAAAGTTCAGTACCCCTGTTCGTGACATAAAAACGCGGCCCTGTTCGGCCTGTTGGATTTGGTTTAGGTAGGCCTTTACGTTGGTACCTTCCGGCACCGTGTAGGCGGCAGCGCCGCCCAAGGTTTGCGTACCCGTGTTTATGTTGCGGCTGGCTACCGGGTAAGCAACTTCGGGCAAATCGAGTACGGCAGTAAGGCGGGCGCTAGATAATTCCTCGGAAACGTTAAACTCGGCAAGGCTGGTTTGCGCTAGTAAATAGAAATCATCAGCGCAATAAACGGTAACTGTATTATTCCCGCCCAACTCGTACGAATAATCATAATTGACAATTTGCCCTACAAACAGCGCTATAAACGTGTTGGTGCTGTCGTAACGGCCTAGCGATACTCGACGCAAAGGCGCCAAGGTAAATTGCCCGGCAGGGTCTACGAACGGGCTAGACGTGTATAGCGGGTTTAATATGCCGTTGGCTAGTGTGTCGTCGAGGGTAAACGACATTGTGCCAGCGCTGAATTGGTCACCTATCTCACGGCGGCCACGGTTTACCGAAACGTTTTTAGCGTATTCCAGCATAGGCGCAAACTCGGTAGTGCCGTCTAAAACGTATTCTGTGTTATTTAATACGCCGCGTGTTGCGTCATCAAGCGTAAACGCGTTCAGCATAAAACCAGTGTCTATAAATAGTTCATAGTTACCGCTGGCAATTACTGACGTGGCCATTAGCCCACCTGTATATTTGCGGGGCCTGCAGATCGGTTATAAGCGCGGATACTGTTTACTACCGCCTGCCCTACTTCCGCGCTAGTAGCAAGGCCGCCCGTAACGTTTACCGTAAGGCTGGCGAAATCCTCGTAGCCTTGGCCCGGGCGTTGCGGTATTACTCGGCCTACTGGTTGCGGGCTGATTGCTTCCGCGAACCCTGCGCCTATGCCTTTAATGTCAGGCAACTTAATACCCTTTTGCCCCAACTTGGCTTGGGCTGCAGCAAACGCCGCCTCGACGCCCTGCAAATAAGATTGGGCGTTAGAAACGCCGGCACCGTACCATTGGCTGGCGGCTGACTGACCGATAGTAAACGCGGCTTGTTGGGCTGCCATCACTAGGGCGTTAGTTTCTTGGATTGCTGTAGCGCCGCCCTTAATAAGTTCGGCTGCAATAGCCGCGCCGCTTTCGCCGCCTGCGTCAAGTACAGCCTGCAACGCTTCTTGGGATAAACCTAACTCCAACAGTGTTTTGACGTCTTGGCCGTATTTAACAATACCTTTTACCTGATCGCGTAGGCCCTGTAGAAACCCTGACCCTGTTTCGTCGCCTGCGTCTTTAGCGTCTTGGAAACTAAACGCGTCTTTAATGCCGTCGCTAACGTTTGTAGCAAAATCGCTAAACGCCTCTTGCGCTTCGGCTAACTGGGTTTGGGCGTTTGCTAGGGCGTCTGCCAAATACGTTTTAAGTGCGTCGCTAGCCTCTTTAACGCGTTCGGCCATTTTCTTAGCCTTATCGGATACCCCGCCTATAGCAGTGTCTACTTCCTCAATGGCTGGGGGCAGTGGCGTTAGTGACCCGCCAAACGTGCGATTACCTTCCACGGCTGATTTGGTGGCGTTTTTGTAAACCATAAACGCGCCAGCCGCAACTACTAGCCCAGCAGCAATAGCGGCAGCACCTACGCCCAACGTTAGGGCCGTGTTGGCAGCGGCAGCGCTAGCAGCCAGTGACCAGTTCAGCGCGGTAGTTACTATTGTTACCGCGTTAGCGATAACTTGCGCGGCCTTAAATCCTATTAGCGCGGTAGATATTGCGGCAATAGTGGTAGCAACTGCTAACAGTGTGCCGGTGTGATCTGCAGCCCAATTACCAAACTCGATCAGGTACGGCAGCACGGCCATGACAGCACGCAGGCCGTAGGTTTGGTAACCAGCATGGTAGACACACCCGGCGGCATGATGTACGAAGCCCGCATAAGCGAAACCACGCTAGGTAACGAAGCGCTAGTACTGGCCGCTGACGGAGTTTTAGACGCCGTATCGGTAGGCGTAAACCCCACAAAGTTTAGTTACGACGCGGAAGGCGTCATGGTGATTGAGGCTGCCCAATGGCAAGAATTAAGCCTCGTGCCGTTCGGTGCGTTTGCTGGCGCGTCAGTAGATCGAGTGGCAGCAAGTATCCACCAACCCGACGATGAAGTAGAGTTAAATAGTGAACAGGAACCCGTAGAGGAGAATAACGAAATGTCAAACCCAGTAGAAACCCCAGCCGTTATCGAAGCCGCACCAATGGCCCAGCCATTGTACGCGCAGCCACGCAACTTTAAGTTGCCATCGGCTAGCGAGTTTATCGCAGCAACATTCCAAGGCGGCGGCGTACTTGCCGAAATGAACTCACGTATTCAGGCAGCAGCGCCAAACATTACTACCACTGACACCCCCGGCCTGTTACCAGAAGTGCTGACCACAAATGTCTACGATTCGCTTAACCCGATCAGACCGTTTGTCAGCGCTATTGGTGCTAAGGCTATGCCACAAAGCGGCGCAACATTCCGCCGCCCAGTTATCACGGTACGCCCAGTAGTAACACAGCAACCAACAGGCCAACTAAATACACTTGACCCAAGCACTGTTACCGTTGCTAATAACAACGTAAACAAATTGACATTCGGAACTTACGTCACAATGTCGGAACAAGATTTGGACTGGACTGACCCAGCCTCAATTAACATTGTGCTGAACCAGTTGGCAATTGCTTACGGTCAAGCAACCGACAACTACGCAGTAGACACTTGCCATGCAGCAATTACACAAACTTCATCAGTAGCCGACACCTCAGACCCTGCCGACTGGATCGCCGCAATTTACGAAGGCGCCCGCCAAATCAGCGCAACCAGCAACTACCTACCTACTCATATGGTGGTAACACCTGCAACGTGGGCAGCGTTGGGCGCATTGGTGGACAGCACAGGCCGACCAGTATTCCCACAGATCGGCGCTATGAACGCACCGGGCGAACTGTCTGCTGCTAACTGGAATGGCAACCCGCTAGGTTTGGTACTTGTCGTAGACAAGAACGCACCGGGTTCGTTCATGGGTCACGCAGCAGGCCCAGCAGCAGGGTTCGAGTTCTACGAACAGCAGAAGGGCGCTATTTCGGTAGACGTACCTAGCACACTTGGCCGCACTATTGCCTACCGTGGTTATGCAGCCGCGTTCATGGCAGACGCTACCAAGTTCGTTAAGTTCGTCTGATAGCCGAAAGGTAGGCCAGTTATGGCCGTCTATTCGGTCACCCATAAACAGTTATTGGACAATTACGCAGTACTGCAAACCCTCACGCCAAACGATTTAGTAGTAGGCGGAAGTTTTACAGTTGCAACAGTTGGCGTACCTTTTAACGGCACGTTTGTTTGTTATGACAAACCTGAGTATTTGTTTATTGGCGTAGACGATCAGGGCGATTTACTTTACGATTACGAAGTACCGGTACCTAATCAGGTTCTATATTCATGCACGGGTAGCAACGTACAACGCACCGCTGCCAGCGGCACAATTACGTTTACCGAAACTTGCACGTGGATTACGGCCACACAAATAGAGGACTGGTTAGGTATTGGTACAGCGTCGGCACTGGATACGACATTTTTAACCCAATGCGCGTTGGCTGCTAACAGCCTTGCGTTTACTCGACGTCAAGAGGCAGGGTATATAGACAGCCTAAGCACGTCGCCTAATGGGCAGGTAACCCTTGGCACGATCAGTTTGGGCGGTTTCTTTTACAGGCAGCGCGGCGCGGTAACAGACTTTGCAGCGTTCGACGGTATGGCCGCTGGTAGTTCTACCGGGCTAAGCCCTGCTATCAAAATGCTGTTGGGTATCCCACGGCCTCAGGTTGCCTAATGCCTGTTGCCTACACAGACCTGTTTAACAAGGCGCTAGACGATCTAGCAGCCACGCTAACGACGGTTACAGGGCTGCAGGTAGTAACAGACCCCCGTAACCTTGTGCCGCCTTGTGCGTTCATTGACGCGCCTAGTTTTGTGGTTTATGGTGGTGGCGGAAACATAGTCCAACTGACCTACACGGTTCGCCTAATTACCCTTGGCCCGGGCAACCTTGACGCGCAACGAAACCTTATGCACCTAGCCAGTTTGGTAGTAGGTAAAAACGTTGCCGTAACCGCTGGCCGCCCTACTATTGCTGTTATCGGTGGGGCCGAAATGCCTGCCTACGATTTAACTATAGAAATGCAAGCCCAAACCAGTTAGGAAACCCAATGCCTTAC